CTGAATGGGGTTCTCCACGTCAATGTTGATGACGAGAATCGAGTTGGGCTTGATGTCATCAATGTTGATGGTTGTCACCCTATCGGCGGGCAATTGCAACTCGCTCGGGGGTTCGGCGGTTGTGATAAGTGCGGGGTTAAGGGGCGGTTGTTGTTCTTGGGGTTGGGTCATTGGATTTGTCTTTCAGTTCAGGACACGAGCCGCTGGTATGGTTTGTCCACAGACCACACAAGGCACACCATTTATTGTGCCAGTTAATGTCCCCGAAGTTATCATTCCACTTCTTGGGGTTGTACCCCAGTGTAGGTCTCATACCCTTACCGGGGTTACGGAATTCTTTCTTAGCCATAGGTGCGTCTCCATCGGGCATCATACAGCTTGGCGAGTACATCTCGGTGCCACGACATGCGACGAACGAGAGACTTCATCTTTCGATGCATACCCCATGCGGCAAAGAAGCCATGAACTTCTTCTTTGGCGAGGGCAGTAAGCTGGGCGCTCATGCGGAGATACTCGCCCTCAACTTCGAGGATACGAGCATCAATTCCGCTGCAACACCGCTTTTCCTCAGCGAGGATAGCTTTCATGTAATCATTACCCGCCAGAAACGGCAGGTTAGCTACGTTGAAATGTGGGGCATTCATATTTTGTGTACGAAAACCACTTCATCGAACTCGGGAACTTCGGGACGCTGATAGCGAGCCAGCATATCATCAATGACCTTTTCGGGCACATTGCGGCCACCCTCAGACCCACGCTTGGCGTTACGGCCCACGAGGACAGACTTCTCACACTCAAAGACTTCGGCAATCACCTTGGCCCCTCGGCCTCGGGCGATGTTGATAAAGTCCTTGCGGGCTTTACGATACATATTGGTCGCATCGAAGATTACGCATTTTCCTTCGCCCAAAGCCTTCTTCATTTGGTCCTTGGCGAGGCAGAAAGCGGGGTACGATACCGTTTGGTCATGGGAACCCTTCCCAATGATTCGGCGGTTATCGTCGGGGCAAACTCGTACAATGCGGGGGTCTCCCTCGGCGAGGACTTTTCCAAACGTGGTTTTACCCGACCCCGGCGCTCCGACAAGCACCCATACTATTTTACGCTCGTCCATATTTGTCCAAAAACATTTTTTCGTAGCGTGGCAGAAACTTTATTTTTCCGCCCGCATACAGCGATTTCATTTCATCTATTGTGAGTAATATAGGGCATTCCACCCGATATGTCAAATTGTTTCGGGCACAAAATTTTATTGCCCCCATTTGCTTTGATTTTACAGCAATGGAATGGTGCAAACGGGTTGGTTTGCATTCCACCATCAGTTTTCCGTCTATCACAAAATCGGCGAAATAAGTCCGCTGTTTTCCTTCCCAATCAGCGTAGGGTATGGCGAATTTTTTCTGTTCGGCGTTTTCCCATCCCAACCCATTTTTCTCAATGACATTTATCATGTACGATAATTCGTGGATACTCCGGAAATACCACCCCTTGTACCATCCCGACCACCCATTTCCTGAACCTTGCGGAGAAGGTTTCCCATACATTGAGTTTCGCTCACCACTGGCGGCGAGCGATTGTTTGTGGTTTAAGTCGTGTAGTTTTTGTTGAGCCACTTCCACCCCATATTTTTCTACCCACCATTGAAATGGGCTTTTGCCATAACTCAAATTGTCTTTGCCCCGTAGTATTTTGGCGTTTTTTCGGAGTTTGTCCTTTTGTTTTTCAGACATTGGAATGCCGAAGTTTGGGTTTCCCTTCCCCGAAAACTTTTCGTGTAATATTTGTTTTACTTTCTCAACTCCCCCCCAATAACCCGTGGCATTCATCATCCGAATTCTACCACATTTGACGCAGGGACGTTGAAGTTTGGCTAGGCGGTCTCGGTTATTCTGTGCGGTATGAAAAAGTTTTTTGTGGCAATCGGGGCATATTCGTGTAAATCTCATACTAATAAATATCACGAACTTTGTCAAAACCACTCCCAAGGGCAGATATAAATATCATTTGGGAAGTCTTTATTTTCCATTGGGGTTTCACCTGAGTTGTGCGATGTAGTTAAGGATACAGACCCCGCCCTTTCAACAAGGTATAATCATCAAGCGTCCAGTCTTTCATCGGCGTTCCTCGAAGGTTGAATATTATGATGGTCTCTGCTATTTCAACCAACGTTTCTATCTGCTCCCCATCATGGTTGGGTGGAGAATCCCATCCCCACATATATCCATTTATGGCAGAGAGTATCCGTTCTTTATCCATATCTTTCAATCTCATCAATGCGGCTTTCTTTTCGGCGGTGTCGGCGACTAATTCGTTGTTTTCTTTTATACTCCGCAAGGAAGAATGTAAATCATTCAGGTGATACCGAAGCAATTCGAACTCATCTTTTTCCATCATTCTATCAAACTCGTTGTCGTCCATATCATTTATTTTCTGTTTCCACCCCGGAAGACTGAAATCTATATTAGCGTACTTGATGTTGGTGAAATCCACCGCAATGAAATCCGAGGGTTCGCCTTCCATGTGAATGCTCTATTGAGGGAAAAGTTCCCTATACTCTGCCACAGTCAAATCAGACATCTTCTTCTGTTGAAGCCTCTCCTTGAGGGACTCTTCACACTGGCGGTCGAGAAATGCCAAATCTATCTTCTCTTCGGAAGTTAATTCTCGCTCGGAATATATCAATTCCTGATGCCTACGATGTCTCTCCATCATTTGGTTGAGTAATCCTATCTCCGTCAATTTATTCATATCTTTATTTCAATTGCCGCCGACCAACGCATTTAGTTCTTGTAGGATTTGTGCTATGTCTGTTTGGGTAAGGTGAGCATTGGGGTCGGGGGTCGTCAATCTCTTTTGTATTTCGGGTATGTCGTTCGTCCAGTTTTCCTGTGGGGGATTTGGGTATGGAGGTTTTCCTTGAAGCAAGCGGATGATTACATCCAGTTTTTGGTTGGTAGTATCACTGGCACAGGTAATGTCTCGCTGTAAATGCTCGGTGGCTTCAATGATTTGTCTTTCGGGGCAGGCACTATTGTACATAAAAATATCTTTCAATGCTCATTTCTTTTTCTTCTTCTCTTCGTCGAATAGAGGATTTAGAACCTTACCCGACCACCATTTCTTGAGTACTCCGCTCGTAAATCCTTCTTGCGGACGAACAACTACGCCCTCGGCGGGTTTTCCATTGGGATACTTTTGTTCGCTGGCAAGCTTCACCAACTCTTCAACATTGAACCCGAAAGAAGTACTTTCGCTGATGTCCGTGACTCGTACAAGATTGTACTTTTTGCAGAACTCTGCCAGTTTGTCGTAGCTGGCATATGAACGGGCACTGATATTGAATAGGTTGAAGATATGTAGCTCCAACTCCGTCAATCCAATATGATTGTCTTGGATGCCGGGTCCGCAGACCTCGCCTTGAATGGCCCAATCCTCGGTGCCGAACTCTTTCTTGAGGACGTTCGCCAAGTCATACTTGCGAGCCATGCGCCAGAAGCCATTGCCCTCGCTCTCTTTCAAGTCAATACGTCGGCTGCAAACGCCAAATTCTCCCCCATTGAGGTAGAAAGTGCCAGAGCATCCATCATCTTTGCGGGTGATGTAGTACGGGCGTCCCCACAACTCGGGCAGGGCATCGGGATAGGTACGAAGGTTGTCCTCGTCAGTCATGATAAGGAAACCGGGGAGCATACCTTTTGCTTGACCCGCCAACTCGGCGGGAATAGGTTTTTCATAGTGTGTAATTGCCAATGTGTCAGAGACATCTGTGCCCTCTATAATTGGTATATTGGCACCAAAGCGTGGCACGTCATATGGTTCATCATTGGCGGGTAAATAGTTGGGTAGAATACTCAGAGGGAAGCAGATTCCCGCACTTTCCTCTCCCCTCAACCGAATTGGCTTAATCCTAAAGTGTTTATTCCTAAGAAATTCAAAGGTTGAGGTTTCAGGAACCGCTGAATCTATGCAGATATAAACACATAAATCCCCCGCCTTAAATTCTCCCTTTTTGACGACAACTTGCCACCCCAGAACCTTTGCGATTTCAAGGGCGTCTGCATTATTATGTGGGAGAATTTCCCGTATTTTTTGTACTGTTGCTTCTTTCATAATTTACAACCCAATCTGTATTGTTCTTCACTACTATAACGCATCCACGCTGTTTTGTCAACTCCCATATTTTTTAAGCGTTTGTAAACGCCGTGATTGAATCCGAGGTTTGTTTTTTTGTATTGCTCAAATGTCATCCCCGTATGTCTCTTGAACTTATCCAAAACCGTTGGATATGAAACGTGATACTGATTAGCAATGTCGCCCGCCGTTAACAATGGAAAAGTGTGAAGGGTATTTATAATGTCTTGCACTGGAAGTTCTTTGAATGCGGGGTTTTTATTTCCGACCCATGATTCTTTATGCATTGACTTAAGGCGTGCGGCGGTTTCTTTGCTCATAACGTCTTCATAGCATTTACCTTTGCGAGCATCTGATAATGATTGTTTTGTCTTGGGGGTATGAGTTTTTCCGTAGAAATGATGTGCCACACCGAATTTTCCTTTTGTTGGGTTGGGGGGTGGAGGATGAGTTTGATAATACTTTTTGAGGGTGTTGCTTATACGCCGTTTATATTCTTCTGACCGAATTCCATTTTCTCCTCCCTCGGTGAGGTTGTACCCAACCGATTGGTTCGTGGAATTGTAATGTTTAATCCAATATTTTTCTCGCTCTCCACCTTCGGACCCATCGCATATCTCTATAGTTTCTATCGTGAAATTTTCCTTACCGTATTTGTTGATAGCAGCGTACAGATGGCGCAGGTCGTGCCATTTTGCTTCATTGAGATGCTTTCGCCATCGTTTTGCAATGGTTGTATTTGTTTTGCCGATGTAAACTTTACCATTTACTCGGTTGGTTATTTTGTAGATTAACATAATGCCCTCGTAGATAAATAGTGTTGATTCGCAAGAAACGTCAGAATTTCCTGTTATAATAAGTTGACCCTTTTCGCATGGTCTGTTATGCTGTGCGAACGATGGGAGACATAGCGGATGACATAATCGGATGGATGGAGGATGCCCTCGATGATTGCAACGGGTTGTATGATGACTTGTGGGCAGATGAATTTTATCCGAAGAGGGTGAAGAAAATACCTACATGTAGGTATTGTGGAAAGTCTCCGCTCCGCTGGCGGCAGATAAACGATAAATGGGTGCTCCACGAAATGGATGGCCATTACCATGATTGTCCTCAGCATCCATTGCCGCTCAACGTATTGAAGGACATATTGGCTCAACAGAAAAAGAAACATATGAGTGAATGGGACGATTTCAGAGACACGGTACAAGCACCTTTAGCATACGATGCAGCTAAGGGCAAGGCCGTGATACAACAACTACTACCAATTCCTTCGTGGGACGAACAGTTTATGCATGATGTCTATTGGTGGGCACGTCGGTCCAAAGACCCGAGGACAAAGATTGGTGCTTTGCTGGTGGATTGGGATAGCAAAGTTCCATTTGCTCACTCCTACAATAGTTTCGCCCGTAAGGTTGAAGACCTCGACCCCAAGCGATGGGAGAGACCTGAGAAGTATGAATGGGTAGTTCATGCCGAAGAGAATACTGTGCTTAACTGTGGTCGGCGAGGTTATTGTTCCAAGGGGGCAGTAATGTACACTCAAGGCGTGCCTTGTACCCGCTGTGCTGACGCTTGCGTGCAAGGCGGCATTGTAGAGGTTGTAGTCCATAAGCAATGGCAGGAATACGAGAAGAAGTTTGCTTGGGACAAATGGATTGATTCGGCAAAGCGCACCGAACAAAAGTTCAAAGAAGTCGGCATTAAGATAAGAGTTTTCGATGGCGTTCTTGGAATGCAAGGAGTCCTCGACGGTAAAGTAATCAACATCTAGTTAAACAAACACATACACAAATGAAAGTATCACTCGAACAAATTGAAGCAACCCTCCTTGAGAGGAAAATCGAACCACCCAAGGTCCAAGAAATCATCAAGGACTTGGAACAAGCTATCGAAGAAGAGAAGGCTGACCGAGAAGCCAACAAGGTTCCGAAGGCGAAGTGGGAGTATATCATTGTCATCAATGACCCCGATAAGAAAATCGGCACGGAGTTCACGGGTTGGGTTGTGAAACAACTTGAAGGGCAAGACTCGGGGCTGTTGATGGGTAAGCTTACTGATGCTGCCAAGACTCAGAACGAATCCTCGAAGCGTAAAAAGTCGCTTATTACTGGTTTCGGCGAGTTATTCTCAGCCATCAAGACCAAGTTCCTGAAAGAAAAGGGAATCAAGGTCTGCACTAAGGAAGCAGTGCGTGTTCTCACGGTTAATGGAAAAACTCTCTGAGTTCTTTCTATTCTATCTGTAAGAAATAACGACTCTTTCATTCGTTGCTTGTATATTTATTGTATATGAGCAACGAACAATATCACCCCAAAGGGTTAGAGGACAGGCGATGTAAAGATTTGACTGGAAAAGAGTTTGGATTTTGGACCGTAAAGTCACTTTCCCCAAAAAGGTTGGGTGGACGTGTAACTTGGGTATGTGAATGTAAATGTGGTAAGACCAAGGAAATGGCGGGAATATATCTTACTCGAAAGATTTCCAAGTCGTGCGGATGCCAACACCATTTGCGAGGAAGTCAAAATTCTAATTGGAAGGGGTTCGGCGAGATAAGTCAAACCAAGTGGAACCATCTAAGGCATAATGCTCGTGCAAGAAAGATTCCATTTTCTTTATCTATAAAAGATGCGTGGGGTGTTTTTCTAAAACAAGAAAGAAAATGTGCGTTGACTGGATTACCATTGGCGTTTTCATCTCTTTCAAAGAGTAAAGATGGGAATGCCTCGGTGGACAGAATTGATTCTAAACTCGGATACACCAAGAGCAATATTCAATGGATTGATAAACGATTTAACTGGATGAAGAGCGACTACGACCTCCCGACTTTTGTTTCTTTATGCAAACTCGTTGCTGCTCATAATTAGTGTAGTTTTTGGGTCGGTGTGGTATATTTATAACGTAGAGCTATGAACATACCACAAATTTACCTTGTCGAACCGTACAATGCTTATGCCACCAAAGGCAAAAAGAAGCATTTGCATCAAATCCTTGAAGAAGAAGCCTTGATGGCAAGGATTGTCGCCGAACAGCAAGCATTGCAAGAAGCTGCTGCCAAGCAGGCACACCCAACCCTTCCTCCCCAAGCCCCACCAACGTCTCAGGCTGGCTCTCAGGGCTACTCGGGTGGTGAAGGTGCGTCTGGTGGACCAAATACAACGGGCGGCGGCGGTGGAATGCCACAGCCAGTATATTTCAACCCGAACATGACTATTGTTCCGACATCAACGCCAACGTCGGCATCAGTCCCCGCAACAGTCCAATTCACCGTGTCGGGAGACCCCCGCACATTGTCTTTGGGTGCAGTAAACATTTCTTGGAACTTTGGTGATGGTAGCACTGGTGGAGGCGTTTCTCCTTCGCATACTTATACCACCGAGGATTTCTTTACTGTTCAGATGACGGCATCTTCGATTCAAAATCCAAGTAACGTCACAATGGCTCAGACATTTGTTTCCATTAGTGCCCCAACAATCGTAGCTTCATTCGTTCCACAAGGCACCACGGTAGTTTATACGGCTCCTTACTACAGTGCTTCCGCTGCGGATAGCATTACTATGTTGAACACGAGCACGGCTGGAGTACCACTAACGTATGTTTGGTCTTTGCCCGGAGCTACGCCATCAACCAGTACGGCAACAAACCCAGTCGTAGTTTATGGCACCCCCGGCGTTTTCACGGCGACTCTGACAGTTTCGGATGGTTATGGTGATTCAGTCGTCGGGACTCGCAAGATTCAAATTACTCCCGCCCTTCTCGTAGCATCAATTGCCTCCCCTCCTGACATGGATACCGGAGCGTCCCCACTTGTGGAATCATTTGTCAATGGCACTCTTCCAGTGCCCGCAATCTCCAATCCAGTAACATGGAAGTGGACATTCAACAGTGGGTCAATCCCGAACCAAGCAACCATCAACTCTACCCCAGTGACCTTTGATAACCCCGGCACCTTCGTAGTCAAGCTGGAAGCTACAGGTTCAGATGGTCAGAAGAGCGATACGAGCATCAGCGTCGTAGCGACATAAGAATATCAAAACAAAGAAGGCCCACCATTTGGTGGGCCTTCTTTTTGTACGGGGCACCCATTAGGGTTCGTACGGGGCGGCAGGATTATTTGAAGAAATCGTTTGCATCAACATATTGGAATCCACATCGAGCGGCAAAGGATTTGTCACCGCCCATGTCACCGACCATGATGCACTTGGACGGAAGCAGCTTGTACTTCTCGATGAAATAGGCACCCATGCCCGGGGCAGGCTTGCGGCAGTAACAGGTGATGGGCGGCACCCGATGCGGACAGAACAGGTACTTGGTCACTAAATCACCGAGCAATCGGTTGGTGTGCTGGAAGCATATGTTGGCTTCTTCGAGCGTGAAATCGCCCTTAGCCACGCCAGACTGGTTCGAGGCACCGAAGATGCTGTACCCGTCCTTGTGATAGCGCCGAAGGGTCTCCAAACGATTGGGCAGCACCTTAATCTGTGCGGGGGTCACGGGGAACTTGGCACCATCATTGCAGAGGCGCAAGGTGCCATCGTAGTCGCAGATGACAGCCTTGTTTTTGTACTCTGGCCCCCATGTTCGGACGAAGGGGACCATAATAACTTGGGACAGTCCTTCTTTAACAGTCGGCTGCTGAAACTCTTTTCTATACTTATAGATGACCGCTGGCGGAAAAGTGTTTGGGTCGTTCTTGATGGTCTTGAAGTCTTCGGGGATGCTGCCATACTTTCGTATCATGCGGAGACACGCATTCAGTTGGGCGTCTTCGAGTGTGGTTTCCATCACATAACACCGAATGGGTATTCCGTGCCGTTTGCCGAGGGCGATAATGACCTTGCGGCTTTCCATTGAGGGATAAAGATTGTCAAGTACCAACTGGTCGGTGTCAAGCAACGTCTTCTCTGCGAGACGGTTCAGGCCATCCATTGACCCACCCACCGAGTCACGGTTGAGTCGGGTATATCCTCGGTCAACAAATTGCTTGACCGTGGTACTCTTCCCCGAAGCGGGGAATCCCATTACGATAACAATTTCTTTATTCATAAAATATCAGCTTATGAACGCCTTCATAATATGTATGCTGTATGAAGTGTCAAACCTGTCAGAAAAAATTGTGTGGACGCCAGCAAAAGTGGTGTTCTTTGAAGTGCAAACATCAATCCGACAATGCCAAGCACAAGACCTACGAGTGTCAGCGTAACCGAGGCAACGAGCGGAAAAGGATGTTTATTGAACGACATGGCGGAAAATGTGAAGCGTGTGGATATGACAAGAATTATGCAGCATTAACGTTTCATCACATGGACCCATCTGAAAAAAGAAGCGGATTGACAATACGACACATGGCGAATAATTCAATGGAGTTTATCGAGAGGGAAATCAGTAAGTGTAAGCTTTTATGCTACAATTGCCATGTTGAGGTCCATCACCCCGAACTTATGAAAGCCCCCCGAGTTCCTCAAGTTCCTCTTGAATAAGGGTGCTTTCTGCCTGCCACCATGCTTCAAGCTGTTTTCGCTCTTGGGGCTTTATGACGGCATGTTTCAGTCCCGTTGAAATAACTGCCGATAGTGCATTGAAATGCTCTATCGGCAGTGTAACGGTGATGTCAGACTTGTCTGGCATACGCCAAGGCGTTAGACCGTGACAACTTGCGCCTTGGAGATTGAGTCGGGGTTGTCAACCACGGTGTAGCCGAGACCCTCGATGTAGTCTCGCAGGGCTTCGCAGGACCAGCCAGTGGAGGCATTGCCACGCTTGATAGCCGATTGAACCTGCTTGAGGCTGGGGCGGAAGTTGCGGCCAGCACAGTTGGTCAGATACGTGGCAACCCGAGACTGTACGTCGGAGGGCAGCGTAGTGGCGTTGGTCGCCGAGGTAGTAGGGACGCCCGCCGTGAGCGGGGCTTGGGGAGCCACCGAGATGCCAGCGACAGCACCACCATTGATGAGCGACGGGGTGTACTGGAAATACATGCCGTTGAATTGGCGGCTGAGGGAGAAGTCGGGGTCGAAAACGCCAGTGCGCCACAGTTCATCGAACAGGGCTTTGACCTTGGCGTGCGGAACGTCGAAGCGGAAAGAGGCACCGCTGATTTCGACTTCGGGGATTTCCAATTCGCCTTGGGCGGTCTTGGAACGGATGGTCCGGGTAATGTCATGGACACTAAACGGAGTGTTGTTTTGAGCGAACTCCTTGACCTGCATAAGGACTGCGGTTTGGAGCGTCACGGACTGAACTTGATTACACATATTTGTCTTTCTATTGTTGTTATTGTTGATGTTTCAACGTTATGCAACCAATATAACACATGGCTGCAAATTGTCAAGGGGGAGTTTTTTCACGAGTTATTTCTTTATTACGTTGTAGATTTTCAGTTCGTTTGGGGGTTTCCGTGATATTTATTGGTATGAAGTCTGGAATATACAAAATAACCTGTTTAACCAACAACAAAATATATGTGGGTAGTACCGTTGATTTGGCATTGCGATGGCAAGAGCACAGGTCTCGGTTAAGAAACCGAAAACACGAAAATCCGCATTTGCAAAATGCGTGGAATAAATATGGTGAGAAATGTTTCAGATGTGAAATAATGGAATATGTTGATGAAAATCGTTTGTTTGACGTTGAGCAATACTATTTGGATAAACTAAATGCTTATGATAATGCTGTAGGATTTAACCAATCACGAAACTCTCGGGGAGTTGAGACGGATAAGATGGTCAAGGAGTACATTGTTACGTTGCCTTCGGGGGAAGAAATGTATGTCAAAAATCTTCTCAAGTTTTGCCGAGGGCATGGACTTGGTACATGCGGAGGATTGCATCAAGTTGCACGGGGACTGATA